GTAAAACTTGTTTTAATCTATCCACAATCTCTTGACCTCTCATATCTTTTTTACATTAATATTAAACTTCTTCATACCATTATTAATCTCTTTGTAAATATTTGCATTTACTTGGCTACCTAATTTTGTAACTGTTTTTCCTAGTGGTTGATTTCTGTCTTCTAAGTAATCAGAATAATTTCTAGCCTTATTATTTCCCCCAGAACCAAACTCCATTTTTGAAGAACCTAAAACCTTAAATCCAATTGAAGCCCTATAATCACCACTTATTACCGCTGGCAATTCTGAAGGCGTGGACGCTTGATGTCTTCTAGGTTTTTTTAATAGCCTACCACCTAACCCCCTATAAATCTGATACACTTTACCAGATCGACCTCTTTTAGTGATGTTCTTTTTTAGGTCGCTTGTTAGCATTTTACCGCTAATATACATACCTCTCCTCATTTGTCGCTCCGTTTCTGCTGGCAACTTCATAAAAGCATTTATTACTTTTTTATTATCTTTGCCCTCATTAACTTTTATCATCTCAAATTAGCATTTTTAGACTGATCCCCTCTTTCAGAAGATGTTAATCTATAATACTTATCTTCTTCGTCAATATTTTCTACTGAATCAATGCGGAATTTTTTAGATTTATATTCAATAAATATTTCTCTAGCTAAATTTATATTAGTATATCTAATTATAAATTGATGAGTAATAGAATTAGATACATTTACTCCATCTTGTAAATCTGGAGTTTTAAAAGTTTTAACCATAGCCCAAGTATCTAGTACATCAGAAAAACTTACTCCGCCTTCTTGATTTGGAGTGTTACTATCTACAAAAGAGGATATCTGTATTTTAATTTTCTTATTTAAATCTTTTATACAAATTTTATTAGCTTGTTTAGTTATTTTTTTACAATTCATAAAACCCTAAAAAGTAAACTTGATATAATATAAGCTTGATATATTTTTCTTGATACCTCATTACTACCGCAACCATCACAATCTCCTTTATTCTCAAATAGATAAGCAATGTTAGTTAGTATAGCTTTTTTTAGTGTTTCTGGTATATCTGCCGAAGTATCTCCGTAACCAGCAGTAAAAACAATTTCTACGACTTGGTTTCTTATGTCTGTTTCTGGGTAAGTAAATCCATCATTTAAAAATATAGATGAATAATCGTTACTTTGAGTTGTGTAATAATTAGATGAATCTAGGGTAGTCAATACTTTGCTTTTTAAATATTTAATAGAAGTTATTGATTGCAGTTTACTTTTTCTAATTTCTATACCTGTATAGCCGCAAGGAAAGTAATCTAAAAAACCTTTGTAAGTTTTATTTAAAAAATCTCTACCTGTAATTTTTTCTCCTATATCAGTTGCCGTTGCTATTAGTTGATTAATTTCTGCATCTTGATCTGAACCACTTATTTTTAAATAGTCTTTTGCTTCTTGTAAAGTAACTGGAAAAGATGTGGCATCATTTATTAATATGTAGTTACTAGCTTTTATAATTTCCTCTTTAATGTATATCATTTTAAATTTATTGTATTTATTTATTAGATATCAATTAAGTTAAATTATACCCTTCTTACTGTGAGATTAAAAATTGCATCTGATCCAGTTTGCGGAGTGTTGCTAACTATTTGTAAAAATCTAACTCCTGCAAAATCTTGAGGCGTTATGCCCATTACGCTATCTAATAGCACCGTTACTTTAACGATTGTTCCATCAGAATTTATATATTGCTTTAAATTTGATCTAGTTAAATCAGAATCCACTTTAAAAGTTAAATAATCACCAGTCAAATTTGATGGTATAGATATTTTTAACAACACTAATCCTTCTAAGTCTAGTATTGAGGTATTTGATTGCCCAACTGCTATAGTATAAGCTGAATTGTCTATATCTGTATATAAAGGTGAATTACCTGATTCTCCGTCAAAAGACATTATATATTATTTTTTATGTTTCTTTTTTTTATTAAAAAAATTTTTATTCTTTTGTAAAGAATTTTTAGTCTTTTGTAAAAAACTTTTATTATCAATTTTATCTTCTTTAATAACTTTCTTTTCAATTTCTTCTTCTTTAATAGATTTATCTTCAATTTCTTCTTCTTTAATAACTTTGTTTTCAATATCTTCTATGCTTTTTTCTTCTATAACGCTTTCTCCCCAACCTTCTGCAATAAATACTTCCGCTAATTCATTGTAGATATCTTCAATAGAATCTTTTTTATATTCTTTTGTTTTGCATCCTGACTGATCCGTTGCCGCTGTGATTGTTTTTAATACTTTAATTAACATATATGTTGTTTAAATTGAGGTGAGTAATGAAACCCACCTCTTTTATTATTTAAGCTACTATTGCGTGTCTAGGAGATCCTAACACAACAACAACATCTAGAGTTGAACCAGTTGTTGTAGCAGATGAAACTATGTTAAGTCTAACATACCTCTTCTTACCAACATAACCAATTTTTGAAATACCAGCCGCACTTAGAGCCGCACTAGCTTCTGTTCCGATTAAAAAATCATCGACTACAGCTACCTCTCCTGATCCACTAGTGTCAGTATCTTCAACTAATGGAGTATAAGTTCCGTCAGTATAAGAGCTTGATCTAATGAAGAAAGTAACAGACTCAAAACCTAAGGTATCAATTTCTATTCCGTTGGTAGTAGTGTCTGTATTAATTACAGCTGGAGTAAGTCCATTTAAATTTTTAATATCGTTTTTTAAATCTATGTTTGCCATTTTATTTTAAATTAAGTAATTAAAGAGGGGAGTAACCACCCCCCTCAAAGGATTATACAGATACTTTTAACTTAACAAAAGCTTCTGGAAGGACTACTTGTCCGTCTAATCTTTTTTTGAAAGTAAATTTAACTTTATCTTCTTGAGCTAAAGTTATATCGTCTCTGATTACTGTAAAACCAAGTCTATCGCCAATTAAGTAACCCATATTAAAGTCACCATAAATAACAGGATAAGCATTAGCACCAATATTAGCCATATCTGGAATTTCGATATAAGAAGTTCCTGCTATACTGTTTGGTAGACCAGCTCCTAAGTTACCAGACCTCCAAATATAAGCACCTGAACCGTCTTTTAAGTTACGGATAGCTGCTAAAGTCTTTCTATTAAATCCATAGATAGGTCTATATCCAGTTTTTAATTCACCAGCTAAAGAAGCGAAGTTATCAAATTGAATAGCACCAGCAAGACCACTATTAATCTCTGGTACGTTAGAATTAACCATAAATCCTTCAGGAGTATTTACGCCAGCACCATTAACAAATTCAGAACCTTCCGCTCTTCCAAACTCTTCCGCAACATCAAAATTAATCTCTGAAATCATATTAACAGAGGCATCTTGCAACTCTTCTGACGAAATTACAGCCGTTACTGAAAGTTTTTTAGCGACTAACTCTTCTCTACCATAAACAGATTGAGAAATTGCATTAGTTTGACCTTCACCAACCCAGCTAGAAGCAATAAGAGCTGATCTAACAGGCATTCTCATTAGTTTAGAGGGCATAGTTCTAACTTTTGCTACAGATCTAATCGCTGAAATTTCAGTAATTTTTTTAATCATTTCAGACTCTTGAGTAATAGGGACTAAGTATCCACCTTGATCGTTAATATCAGTTCTAAGATATTTCCTTTCTAAGTCACTTAAATCATTTTTACCTTTACAGACAAAAGACTCAAAAGCTTTAAACTCTTCTTGCTTAGCTTTTTTAGAATCGCCAGAAATATTAGGAGCTTTCAATTCTGCTTCTAAAGATTTAATAGTATTTTCCAATTCTTCTTGAGCAGCTTCATTTTTTTTAATAGAAGTTACTAGCTCTTGGTTTTTAGCTTCTTGCTTATCTAAAAAATCATTAGTTTTTTTGATTACAGCTTGGTTGCCTTCTTCGTGTGCTTTACGGAGTGCGGACAATGCCTCATTAACTTCTTGAGGATTAGTATTATCAGTCATATTTATTTATTTGAATTGATTATTGATTTTGTTAATTTTTGCATCTCTTTAATGAGATTTTTAGTAGTCTCAGCATCACGCTGCTTTTTTGACTCTTCAACATCTCGCTGAATAGTAATTTCTTTTATCTTGGAAATAATAGTTTTACTCCCGTTGATAGAAAATCCTTTAGACTTTAATACAGCCTCTATATCTTTTATTGTTTTTACTTCATCTAATGATTTGACATCCATAACCTCTGCTAAATCGTTAGCAGGAATTGGAACTAAGGATATTTCAAATAGATCTAATTTTAAAATAGTTCTAACTTCTGATTCAGTATCATAACTAGCCTCTTTTATTCTGAACCCAATTGACATCTTATCTAAGTCGCCAGCTTTTAATAACTCGTAAGCCTCTTTACCTTTTTGAGTACCCAAATTAATTCTGCCCTTTACAAAAAGCCCTCTATCGTCTTCTTTTAACTCCGTGTAAGATCCTATTAAATAATTAGAAGAGTGATTCCAAAACATTTTAATATTGCTAGGTTTATTGCCTACTATTGATTCTGCAAAAGCTCCTTTATTGATAATATCATCAGTTTTATCTATATTAGAAAAAGTTGAGGCATAACCTTCAAAGAATCCAAATTTCTTATCTTCGCTGTCTTCAACGGCTTTAATTTCTAAACTACAATTATAATGTTTGATCTCTAATTTCACGCTAGGATAATTAATTAATTACTTGATTATAAATTAATCTTATATTACTCTTATAACCAACATCAAGCCGCTTGTCAATATAGAAAAAAAACAATCAATAAATGAATATAGATAAAAATCTGAATATATCTTTTTCTGGAAGTTTTGAATTTTTACAATATGTAATAAGTAAATATGAATCTTACTTAGGATATAGAAATGTTAATGATTTTGCAAAAAGTGCTGGATATAAAGATTCTAGTACTACTTCCTATAGATGGAAAGTGTCTGGAATACCTAATAGAGCGTGGAACTCATTACATAAAGACCTCTTAATTATATTTTTAACTGGTAAAATCTCTATTGAAGATTGCGACTTAATTAGTTTAAAAAATACTTATCAAACTGAGTAAATAGCCACGCAACGGCAATTAGCTTTATTCTTCATAGAAAAAGAATCGTCTCTTGGTCGCTTACCTTGTTCTCCACCAACCAAAAAAAAACCGTCAACATCATCTACCACTTGACCATCAGCAATAGCATGATCCGTTCTAGTTGACGAGTCTAGTATTGTTGACCAAGTTTTACTTACTTTTATAATTTCCTCTCTAGTGCTAACTAATTGAGATTGATTTAACAACTCCGCTTCTTTTTGTCTGCCCCAAGATTCCGCATCACCTACATTTTGATTAACTATTAATTCTGATCTACCGTCAATTTTACTATCTAAGTTTTTCTTAATATTATTAGCTATAATTGTTTTTTTATTTTTAATAAATAGATTATCATTACCTCCCTCACGTCTTATTTTTTGTAAATCTTCTTCATATAATAAGCTACCAACTAATAAAGCAGTTTCTATCATTTTGCCGTTAGTATCTTCTATAAACTCCGTTTGTTGCTCGCTCTGATTAGCTATAAATAAAGTAGCTGCTAAAGCAAATTCATTATTGATATTATCTAGTTTATCGTTTATATTTTCATCTACAACTGATATTGATTGTTTTAATTCTAACCCTAATAATTCAGATTTATATTCTGCATCAAAAAATAACCCATGTTTTTTCTCAACATCTTTCCTAATTTGAAATCCAAACTTTTTAATTGTAGTCCTGTATATATCCCTTATCTCTTTTGTGAAATCGCTATTATAATTACTTGCTAATTCTCTACTTGGCAAATTTCCAGTTGCTTTATATAAGTTCCTAGCATCAATAGATATGTTCCTAAATATTCTCTTAACATCAGGAAGTAATTTAGCTTCTAATTTTCTTTTTTCAATATCTAGGGTTTTAGCCGATTGTTGAGATAAATTAAGAGTTGTCATAAATTTTGTTTAATTTTTGTAATCTTTTTTCTTCTGATATAAAGTTTTTACACAAATCTAATTCAACCATCAATATTTCTTTTA